ATATTGAATGACTAAACTAGGCAAATGCTTGCAAACGTCAAGGACTGTCGATTATATATCATGACTAATCCCTGGGAATTTCATAAACAAGCTGCAATTACTACTGAGCCAGTACCTCAAAGACTTGCCATTATGTGGCGTAGTCACAATAGAATCAATGGTAAGAAATGTGGTGATTGTGCTCATCTTCTCATAAAAGAAGGCCATAATCACAACTATTTTAAGTGTGAGTTATATGGTGATAGTAACGGAGCTGGTACTGATTGGCGTAAGAAGTGGATGGCTTGCGGTAAGTTTCTTGAAGAAGTTACATGACTAAGTTTTATAGTGATGCCTCGTGGCTAGCTGACCTACTAACGTTCCAACTGGAACGCAACATTAGAAGGAGAGAAGATATGGGTACAATGAGAATAATGGATGGTTCTGGTGATCAGAAGATAATTTGGGATAGCGATAGTAAAGACGAAGTGGATGCAGCTCGTGAAACGTTTGACCGCTTGACCAAGAAACGCTATGTAGCTTTCTCTGTCAAGAAAGGTGGAGCCCAGGGAGAAAAGATTACGGAGTTTGATCCTAAGATGGAGAAGATAATTTTAGTACCACCTATCTCTGGAGGCTGATATGTCTTGCGGTGATAATTATAATGTTACTGCATATGGCGATACTACAGCTAGTTACTATAGTGCTGGCACTTGTTGGGGTGATTGGAATGTTACCTATAAGGTGACATCTTCTACGTCTACCAATGAAGTTCAGAAGGTATGGGTATATTGGCAAGCCCCCAATGGTACTACTGGTGGTATTCAGGCTACTCCAAGCACTTCTGCTTGGGATACAGCTACTATTTGGGGAGCCTGGACACCTGTTGGTAGTTACCGTGTTGCTACTCCTAATCCTCTTGATTACAGCACAATAGTTCTTGGCGAATATCAGGCTCCGGTCAAAACTCCTGAAGAGATTGCCGCGGCTGCTAAGGCTGTAGCACAAGCTGCTGCCGAAGCTATTCAACGTAGAGAGGCAGAGCGAGTAAGAGAACTTGAGCGTATAAGGCTGGCTAATGAAGCCACAGTACGTGCTGAGGACCTTTTACTGTCTATCCTAAACCGCCGACAGCGCAAGGAATGGAAAGAGAAGAAACAGATCTCTTTATACGAGGCTGGTTTCAGACACCCCAAGTTTATCTTGAAGAACCTAAGCTCCCACAACGTGCATGAGTACGATCCCAAAACTGGCAAGCGCATCATAGAGCATTGTGTAGTCACTCGTGATGTACCTATGTGCGATATGCTTGCAACTCAGGTGCTTTACTTGAAGAACGCTCCTGAAGAGCTACTCCGTGTAGCTAATCATACTCCGGTAAGATAATGGATTTCTTTATTGTAGTTTGCTTACTAATAGTATATTTTATAGCATCTCGTAAGGAGAAGAATACATGATGAGCATATACACAAAGGAAGAACAAAATAACTTCGCAATATGGCTCAAAGATGCTGAACCTTGCGAGAGGGCTGTCTTTATGTACTTACATAGACAAGAATATGATGTAGAGTTTACAGCTACATATGAAATAGTGGATAACTACATTGACCCTGGCGATATAAGGATAAATATAAATGGTATTCTAGGAAGAGTTGAAGCTAAGCATAATCAAACCTATGACTATCGTAGTCTAAATGGTTATCGGCCCTATAATACCAATCGAATATTTATTGATAGCTACAGGCACGCTTTTATAAAACCTTATGATCTTCCCTTATGCGCCTATGCTTTAGTTAATCAATCTCTTACTGGTATGTTTTGGATACCATACTTTTATAAACCAAGATGGTATCTTGTAGAGCATATATGGAATAGTATGACTAAGAGGTATGAAGATAAAGCTGCTATGTCAAGAGAATATTTGAGCGGTCTTTATTTTGACTTCGAGAAAGATAGACTACCAGATAGTCTTGTTCGTATCAATGAAGCTGTGCTATAATTAATAGGTCAAGCTGCTCCTCTTGACGCGTATTCCCTCCCAGGGTGCCTGTACCAAGCAGGCATCCTCCTAAAACAGAAGTACCCCACTCGTAAGAATGGGGTACTTTTATATCTGCCTCCACACTGTGGAGGCTTATGCTTTTGGTCCAAGCATGTAGTTGGTGCCCTTGTATACACCAGCATTGACCATGATCGCGGCAACAAAGTCTATAAGTGGATACCATAACCATTCACGCCAGGTTGGGCCCGTGTAGATTGCTAAGAAACCAAGTGCGCTTCCAGCAACAGCGAACAAGACAACAACGAACATTGCTCCAACCATGAATAATTGTTTGCGTTCCGGGGCCAGGGCGCCATACCAATCTTTGAACTTTGGTATGTACCAAGCTGCAAGTACAAGTAACACTGCCACAATTGGCAGTAATTCAAAAGTAATTTTGATAGGCATATCATTCTCCTAATTAGGATTATATAAAAGTTTGTCTTGGTTCTCTAGCCAGAACTGTTCGGAGTTATCCATAAGAGCACAGTATGAAGGATAGGGAGTAGGACTATCTCCCGCTAGGCTAGACTCGATAAGTAATGCCCCAAGAGACTTGAGGATTACCCTTTGCCCTTGGCTGTCACGTTCAGGTACAGCGCCCTCTGTAACTTTAGGGCTTTCTTCTTGCTCCGGTAAGTTTTCTTCTTGGTCCATTTAGCACCTTGCTTGACTTGTACCTGACGTTTATTCTTAGGGTTCAGTCTGTATGGCATAAGGATACCTCCTTATTTCTTCTTCTTCTTTCCTTTTTTGCATCCCATCTATTTCTTCTTCTTACCTCCTTTCTTCCACCTCTGTGTGTAAGAAAGGGCATACTTCAGATTGACAGCACTATCCTGAAAACAGCCAAGACCTAAGTTACAATCCGAACAAAGCAATCCTCTGATCTCACCTGTCTTATGGTCGTGATCTACGCAGAGGGATTGACTGAGTTGCGACTGATGCCTTCCACATATAGCACAACAGCCATTCTGTTCCTCGAATATTAGGTTGTAGTCGAGTTCACCATATAGATGCTTTATCTTGCTAGCTTTTATCTGTGCTTTGTGAGCAAGTCTATAAGCCTTAGCATAAACTCTTTTGGCTTCTCGATTGTCTGCGTAATATTCACGAGCATGCTGGCGATAACGGTCTGTGTTTTTGTACCGTTGCCGATTGCGTTTTACTTTATCTGGATTGTTCTTACGCCATTGGCGCATATAATCAGGATTATTGGTTGTCATTTCTTGCGCTTGCCCTTCTTCCACTTTGCGGAATTACGTGCAAAGTTTGCTTTCTTCTTCATCTCGGGTGAGGCATTAGGATCATTCAGTACCTCGGTTGCCTTGCCGGGAACGCTCTTTCCAGATTTCTTGGCAGCCTTAGTAAATGTACCTCGCTTAGATGGCTTGATAAAGATCTTCGACTTACCTTTTGGTGCTTTCTTTGTTGCCATATTACACACTCCTACGTAGGATTGGTTTCATCGTCATGGTAATGTCCATCCCATAGTCTTAGCTTTAGCCCATAGTATATCTACTTTCTGCTCGCATGTTAGTACTGGTGGAGATTGTACTCCCCACCATGCCTTTAGAGCTGGTAATGTCTTATTCACTAAGTTTACATCAACTGCTCGACCACAACAACCTGGTAGCTTGAGTCTATCACCTGAACACTGCCATACTTCTATTGGACCAGGGCATTTCTTTTGTGGATCTGGATAGAAACCATATCGCTCAGTCTCTACTTCAAGTTTCTCGTAATTCCATACTTCAGATGGTGTGGGATAGAATTTATCTGGATACCTAGCCCACCAATACCCTACATTAGTTGGCCAGTGGGTTAGGGTTGGCAAGAACCATTGACCAGTATAGATTATCAAATGAACTTGTGCCTTTGTGAGGTCTGTAAATATCTGTACTTCGTCTGCATATACTTCTGCTGAATAGTCTGGATACTTTACCTCTATATCAGTAGCAACTACAGTCACATCATTCTTTGGTAAATTTGCCATTAACCATCTAAAGTTTGTTTTACCATCTACCCATGGATTATAGACAAAGTATGGTGCTCGTAAGAAGTTTTGAGATTGTATCCATTGAGTAGTAAAGTTGGCATCCATATGATGCCCACCACTCATGTGATTGAGTCTGATAAATAATCCAACTATGCCACCATTATGAATAACTTCTTCATCAATATCGAGACTTCCTTCCCATACATCAAATAAAGTTTCCATTGTTATTCTCCTTATGAATAGGTAAGTGCTACGCCAAAATCGAACTGTGTCTTAGGACCATAGGTTTCAGGACCAGCAGTTATAGCAAGATAGAAATAATGATCTGTAGCAGCTGTTGTTTGGGAAGCAAGATCTAATCTTTCGCCGCTGTTGTTACCGCCAATACTATCAGAGTCCTTGTTTATCTCTACCCAAGTAGTATTTGCTTTACCTACTTCAATCGCATATACATGAACTCCAACTGCTTCAACAGTTTCAGCAACACCATCAAAGCAGAAGAAATATCCTGTAGTTATAGATACTGCTGAAGTATCGACAAACTTTAGACGTATCGTAGCTTCTGTTGTCGCAAGAGTTGTGTTACTAATAACTTCTGCTGTTGTTGATGTACCACCAAAGAATTGTGTATTAGAGGCGTATTTTATATTGTATTTATGTGTAGTACCACACTGATCTGTACCAGGATCATTACTACCAAGATGAGTACCACTATTGAACTCATCTACATTTATGGCTATTGATAAATCATCAGGATCGCCAGAAAATACTAAAGTATTGGCTTCAATATCAACCCATGCCGACCCAAGATACATTTCCCAATTATATGTCGCCATATTACACTCTCCTTATGTTATTAAATATATGTGGTACCAATGATTATAGGAAGAACTTTGTTGCATATTATCTCCATATACTGTAGCATTGCTAAGATTGTCTATCCATGGAGTATATGGATGTAGTCGATGCGGAATACTATAAGAACCAATTACACTGCCACTAGCAGTACTATGTTTTACGGTATCGCTACTACGGTCCACATACCAATAACTCTCGTCATCATTCAATAATGCTGCTACATAAAATGAGTTATAGTATTGCGTAAAGTTTCCTACGGTACTAAGATCGTGGCATCTTATAATATCTCCAGTACCAGTAGGAGTATTTTCAAAGAAATAAGCATAATTCTTGCTAGAACATATTCTTCCCCAATAACTTGAAAATGGATTAGGAGGATCATCGGAATTATTAGTCAGTACTGTGCTTATTGTTGCTGCTACTGGATCTATTTTGATTAATATAACTACGGAAGCATTGTGATCTGGAAAATAGATATTGTCATATGTAGTCGCACCTACAAAACAATAGACGCAACCAGTTTCGTAATCTCCTTGGCAATCACCGAGTGTTGGCCACCCGCCGTGTGCATTTTGGGTTAGTGTTACATTGCCAGTTGTTTCAACGGTAGCATCTACTATATCAATAATATCTGCGTTCATACTAGTACCGCCATCAGATGGTAAGACCCAATATCTATCCTGAACAAAGGCATAGTACAGCCATCCCCCATTGGTGCTAACACTTTCCCATGAGCTATCTTCAGTGTAGTTCTTTATATATACAGTACCACTCTCATTGACAATAATATATATATCTCCATTCTCACGTTCTATAGCATTTACACTATATATATAGAAGCCATCGTTTATATCGGTCTTTGATAGATCTTCAAAGTCTACAATATACAAAAGCTCTGTCATGTCATTACCTGGATAACAAAGAACTTTTCTGTCCTCAAGAAAAGCTATATAACCAATCCATCCATTGGCTTCAGGGTCAGAATAAAGCTCTACTGATCTTATACTACCAGTAGCTAATTCATATTCATATACAGTAATAGGTACTTCAGCAACGGACACTGGCATTATTAGATAATAGATATATGATTCTGAACAACACTGACTACTATCAATCCAAGTTCCATTAGGTGGACCTGGATAGAAATCTTCTTGGTATCCTATAAGATTGAAGTTTCCTCTCATGTTTTCGTAAGTACGATCTGTTCCTTCTTCAATAGGAGGTCCATTACGTACTGGACAATAACGCGGTCCTTTAGTATAGGCAGGAAAGAATCTACCACCTATAGCATACATAAATGCACCAAAGTATTTACCTCCTATACCAGCCAGAAAAGAACCAAAGAATTTACCACCCTTGCCAGCTAGAAAAGCATGGTACATCTCACCACCATATCCCTTAAGAAATGCCATAAAACTATGGAGAGTAGGACCCGAAAGAAATGCATTTAACCAGAGTGATGGTATAAGCATTACATTCATCATATGAGTTCCCCAAATTCTAAGTTTCCATCTATAGTTAGGTGGAGCCTTAATTTTGGTAATACCATCAGTATGGGTAATAGTAAGAGGAACAGTCTCTCCGTCTATCTGGACTTCAACTTTTACATGATTATCAAGCGAGGGATCGACCCCAACTATAAAGGATGGCATTAGGGAGTATCCTCAAATCTGATGCCTTTGGCATCATTTGTAATATTACTATTATTGTGATAAATGGCAAATGTATAAGATACAATAGTTTCGCCACCAGAAGTAGTACTATCTGTAACCTCCGATTGGTTACCTACAAAAGTTAGATTAGGCTCGGCTGGTAAAGTTTCTGTATTATGCTTAATAATATGGCCACCAGCAGCAGCAGCAGCTTGTGTCGGAAGTATATAAGGATCGTTATTCTCGGCATTTACAATACCCTGTACTTCGTATTGAGTAATTCCCTGTTTACCAACAACAATAATAGTAGGAACAGCAGTAGTAAAGTCTACTCTTACACTTTGACCTTTTACCACTGGTCCTCCAATCACTTGAAGATTACGTAGCCTAGCTCCATTACGAAGCATCCTTACACTTGCTCTTCCGAATAGCACATCGGTGACTGTAGCTGGAATACTAGTTCCAACCTTTATATTAGCTCGTATATCCTTACTTATTCTGCTCATGGATACACCTCTCTACCTATCAGGTCCATGGTAGCTTTTATCTTAGTACCAGATGCTCTAAAATCAAAACTTACAGACTCCACAATAATATCTGCTGTTTCTACATGAGTGGAACCAGCTATTGCATAACTAAAGGAATATATATCTCCTGGTTCTACTTCTAAATCTGGTCGGATGGAGAGATTATGCTTGCGATAGTTCTCAAGTGTTCTTTGTAAAATAATATGTGCAGCTCGAATAGCACCGACACCAAGATCAGGCATACGCATTAGCTTTGTTGCGAACCCCAACACCTTGGCAAAGTAAAGATTGATAATAGTCTTTACATCTTTAAGTCCATAAATAATTGCATCACTAGCACCATCTGAAGGAACAGAATATACATATCTATGTACTCTTGGTTGTCTGATAGCTGTTATAGTATGCCTTATTGGGTCATACATGAAGTTGAATGAGCCATCAGATTTAGCCATCATCTCTACTGGTCGTTGCTGAATTACAGAACCTAGTGCACTCATACCATCAGTTTCAAGATCAAGATAGATTGCCTCGCGCCAATCGCTTAAGTCTGTTTCCCTAATGTTTGTCAAGGTCATGGAACCACTAGCATATATTTCAATATCCAATTCTGGACCATAGACAATCTCATCGGTTGGAATGGTAGTAACCCATGCTCCATTTTGATATAGTCCGATATTATCTTTCATACACATTACTCTAAACTTCTGAGCACTAGTACCAGAAAGCCAGTTTGAACTATATATAACTGTATTGGAGTCATAACTACTAAGGGTATATCTAAACCCACCTGAACCTAGAGCTGCAATATTTACTATAAGATGAGTATCATCTACAAAGCTAGCCTTATTCTCATAGTTATCTGGATTGAGAGTAGCATTAAACCTGATGCTTATGCTACCCGAAGTAAAGCTGGCTATCTCAAAGCTCAGGTCAAAACCTTCTGCGTAAGGTGTAGTAACTATAGTTTGTGGACTTCCACTAATACCTAAAGAGGAAACAGTATAGTCACCCGGGAAGTTACACCTGGCACCAGATAAATCACATATTCTTTGTATCAAATCTTCTACTGTAGCATCATCTTCTCCACCAGAACCAATATACCAGTAACATAATATTTCCCCATTCACAACTGGTTCATAGGTTACAAAACTACCTTCTCCATGGGTCATCTTTTCGCCCTCTTTGAGTGTTACTTTTATAGGACTAGTAGGATTAGTATAGTCGCCAAGTAATCCACCCACAATCCAAACTTTATTAGCAAGAGAACTATACGTTTTGCCAATCATAGGATTATCTGAGTAATAGCGCATACGATTGCGAAGAAAGACTTGTGAACCAGCATTGTCAGTCCATACTTGCCATTCAGTACCATTGCATCTAAAGTTAGCACCACTATTTATAGCTATTATGTAACCATCATTGAGTGTGGAGTGATCGACTTCACCTGTCCAATCGAAATCTCTAGCATCTAGGCCAGGCCCATCACCCATAAGTCCATGAGGTGTATCTATTTGTGAGTAATCTGCCATTTGACGAAACTGATAAGGACCTCGAGGAATAGTTGGTTGAGTCACTATACTATAATACTCATAGATATTATCCATTATCTTGGCTCTACCAGAAGAAGGCCAATCATAAACATCCCACAATGGATCAAATGGAATACCATCTGCTGTTACACCACTTTCATCCCCCACTTCACAGTAACCAGTAATACGCGCCATTGGCGTAGCTACGTAACCATAAATGCCAGAACGCATTGAAACAATATCGCTGGTAAACATATACCCATTAGCAGTAAGCCAATAATATCCACCTAAAACCTCTTTGAAGTATCCAGTAGCATCATCGAATAGATATATCTCGTAGTAACCATCTTTATGGTCGAAACGTATCTGATAGGTTTCATTGACAGTGAAAGGAATAGTGGCAGACTCCTTTAGCTGAGTTTCTGTTCCATCTCTACATTGAATAAGTTGAACTTTGTTATGCTGTCTACAATACCGAGCAACTGTATAATTAAGTCCATCCTCACAATGGCCGACAATACCACAATAACTATGAATATAGCCATCAATATTACTGTGGCTATCCTTAAAGCGTCCTGCTAATGAGAAGTTAAAAGCATTGTATGGTCCGGAAGCAATCATTATATATGGCTTCCCCCTTCGAGGAAGCTTATAGTAACCCCACTTCTCTTGAGTTTCCCACGGTGAATCGGCTCCATATAATGGGTAGTAAGCTTTTATTCCTGAAACAATATCAATTCTAGCAATATTGAAATATGTGCAATGATCTTGCCAAAATGCAACACCTACCTTCTTTATCTTATGTCCAATAGTAAAGGTAGTACCCATTGGCATTGATATTGATATAGGCTCTTGACCACCCTCAGTTGTTGTATAGGTACAAGGCCAATAACTATCCGAATTAGCAATATGTGTTGTCTCATTTCCTTCATCATCTTCTGTAATAATAATAGGGTAAACAGCATCATTATCGTTTGCTATAGTATCAACCGACCAGCCATATATCTTTAGGGCTATAGTTGTAGCAGTAATAGTTGGGTTCTCGCTAAGACCACAGGCTTCTGCAAGCTCTGAACGGGTAATGATACCTAGATAGTGATCCGTAGTTGTTGAAGTTATATAGTAATCAACACCACCACCTACCATCATATCAATACCAGCAATACCTTCAGTTGTATTTGTGTATCCTACACTATCCCAAAAGTCTACTGATAAACTAGATCTAGCTATACATCCATTTCCTACGCTTGAAAGCATTGAAACACCTTCGAGCATGGGGTCAAACTGGCATGATTTTCCTAGTATCTCAGCATAGAAAGGCATAGATAGACCAGTGAGATTCCATACGGCCTCATTGGTAGCATTGATAACAGTACCACGTTTGCCTACACCTAGTTGGTAATCAATACCATCAATGATATAAGTAGCATACTTGCTCCACTCTGTGGAGACAGCTACATCGTAGCCAGCATAAACAACTAGACGAGCTCCCTGTATCACACTAGGATTGTTTATTGGAAAGTATTCAAACAGTCCAGAACGAAGAGCAAATGAAGTACATTTTGCAAGATCACCATCTCCATACCCCTTTATATTATCTTCACTAATATCTACCTTAGTTCCTACTGTACCATTCAATCCATCAAATACCCATGTTACAGGTGTATGACAGACACGATTGCAATTTCCTAAATAGAAGTTCCCATCAGCTCCAACTGTTGCTAAGAATCGGTATCCAATATCGCTAACAAGAGTATTGCGATTGACGCTAAAGGTCTTACCATTAGTAGAGAAGAGAACAAGAGAATGTGGTTGAATAGTATCGTCTAGGCTATCTGTTCTTCGAAACTGTCCAGCCATAAAGATAGTGCCATTACGTTCGAAAGCATTAGAAATCCGAAACTCACATAAAGATACTTGTAAATCTGTTGCCAATACAGTAAAGATTGTGCTCCAAGTTCCTGTATCTGTATCATAATAGCATCCCTCTACCATTCCACTAAAAGCATTGGTTATATAAATAAATATCTTGGTGCCTAGTTTAGCAGCTCCAGAGTGTATAGCCTTCTGCAGTAGAGTACGAGTATCGTCTACTTTTCCTTCTCTTATTTCTTTATCAGTCTTTGGCGTAGGTTTTATAGCTGTATGAAACATGAAGCGACCAGGGCTATACTTCTCCGTGGTGCCACTAAGGTAGAGCACACGAAGCCCACCCTGATCAGAGCATAACGCTATACATTCAGTCGAGCTAATAGCATGGACAGCATATACTGTGTAATCAGGTGTAATTGAGGTAGCTGGTGATAGACTTGGACCTGACCAGTTTATCGAATACCGTGTAAGCGTGCTGCCATAGCAAGCAAAGAGTGTCGAGCCAACTACACCAGGCTTTGAGTCTGCCGAATATCCTGTAGATGTTCCTGAAGATGAACCCTGCTTAGCATATCTCAAGGTACTATCATCTACATAGAAGGTTACTAATCCACCATCGACTGATGAGTAAGCAATATCTTGCTTTACAGGATCATCTGGTAGACCAACTTCATCGTGGACTGATGTAGGATAGTCACTTGTAATAGCCTCGAAGTAAATACGTGAAGGATATATCTCAGCCTTTATACGCATCCTGAAGCTGCCATCAATATCAATGGCATTTCGTAGTGCAGTAGTAAGAGTACGAGCCATTAGTTCTTCTCCAAGAAACTTACTGGAATGGTGTACCAGGCATTGCCACCTGTTATTTGTGTGGTCAATGGTGTAGGTATAGCATCACCCTCAAAGTAAACCGAGAAGGTATGTTGTGTACCTCCCCAATGGTCTGTCATAGTAATTACATCTGATGGAGTAGCATTAGCATTGCCAAGTGCAAAGAAAGTAGCAAAGTCCGAATATGTACCATATTCTGTACCCTCAGCTGTATCAATTGGTACTCTAAATAAATATTTCCACTGTCTTATTACAGGACCAGCTTGCTTATCTGTCTTTCCACCAAGCGTAAAGTCGAAAGTATCCATACGTAGTAGTGGCGTGTTCATCTCAAGTGCTTTGAAGCGCTTTGAAAGAGAACTATTACTAGTGGTTAGGGTAATATAGTTAGCCATTAGATCTTCCTCACTTCTCCATCTACAATCTCGACAATCATATCTTCTATGTATTCATTACCAATATAAATTGGTATTGTAAGTCTTTGGACAAATGGTTCTTTGGCTTGCTGATTATTAATGGTTGTACTAGCCCAACTTGAATTATATTCTGAGTTATACATTCGAGCCTTTAGCTCGTTATTAGGCATAACACTTACAGAATAGGGTGTGTTAATCAACTCAGGACCATTTTCTCCTACTATGTGATATTGTCCTGGGATAGTAGGGCCACCAATTGCGTTCTTAGCAGCCGTATTATGTACTAGCATCTCTTCTACATAATATGTATGGTCATGCTCAATAGATAGGTTATATACCCAATAGCTTCCAATTACATCAGTGACACAAATAACCTGGGTATAGTGTCCATCAATTAGCTTGATTGTTTCACCTTCTTCAAGATTACAGGCAGACTTCCAGCCCTTATCACCAGTCCAGAATGTATGTTTAGGTGTACATTTGACTACACCATGCTCGGTCTTCACTTCTACAACAGACATTTGAGGATGCTGGAATATTCTAGTCACACGATTAGGTACATTACATCCACTTTCTTCGTCATAAGACATTACAATATCGCCTTCTTTTATATCCGCGATATCCTTAACACCAGCCCATGTAGATACACTTGTGCCAGCAACGAAACAACCACCACCACCTGTATACTGTTGTAAATTAAGTGCTTGCTCAAGTAGATGAGCAAAGACTGGATCAAGTTCTGCGATCGCTGTGATAAGAGCCTTAATAGTTTCGGAATTGAATAGATTACCTTTAGCTGAAGCCAAGGTCGAGAATTGAGAAAACTCAAGCATGAGCTGGTTTACCTTTCCTTGTTCTGTAGCATACTTTGCAGCTGCACCACCAGCAGCTAATTGAAGTTCATGCTGAGCTTTCCAGTACTCTCGCTGTAATTTGACCTGTTCTTCCTGAAGTGCTCTACCTTGTGTATAGAACTCCTTCTGTTTATTTAGGTTCTCTTGCTGAAGAGCCATTTGTTCCTCAAACTGTTTCTTCTGTAAGGCAAAGCGTTGATCCTCAAGCGCCCACAATTCCTTTTGGCGGTCACGTGTCTTGGTGATCTGCTCACTCTCTAAGTCATGTAAAGTAGTCTCACGACCCATTTGACGCTCGGCTAATCGGCGGTCACGTCCTGTCATAAAGCGAAGTTGTTCTCCGAAATCTTCTTGCTTCCAACCCCATTGTAGATTACGTGTCTGATTCTGATACTGCCAATCTTGCTGTGTCCAGCCACGTTGCATTTGAGCTTGCTGTTGGTTTAGTCCTATATTTTCATAGAACTGTCCACGTTGCATGCCCATCTGTCGTTCCTGCATCTGAAATCCCCATTGTGCCTGTTGATTCTGTAAGGAACGTTGGCGATCTTCAATATTCCAGAATTTAGGCATGTACTCGCCCTGAAGATTGAGCATAGCAAGTTGATTGCCAGCCATTTGTTTCTGATAATCTACATTTAGAGTTTGTTGATATTGTGCTAAACCAAATGTACCACCAGATACCATAGCAGCTGCCGCACCCTGAGATATATCAGTACGACCTTGATAACCTTGACCCCATATCTTATTTGCCATTTGCTGACTTGCCATTGTAGTAGCCATTTGAGGACTAATTGATTGTATCCCCATTGGAGTCATGATACCACCAGCTTGTATCTGACCGACCATCTGCGGTGTAGCCAAAGTTGATGTGCCCCAACCCATTCCAGTAAGACCACCTTGGGCATTTACATCAACCATACCAATAGATTGAGTACTAACCTGACCACCAATACCACCAACCATACCAGGTAACTGAGCTGCTATTTGTGGATTCTTTAGCAGATAAGCTCCCCATTGTTGAGGTGATAGATTGGCTAGTGCTTTATATTGCTCAAACTGTTGTGGTGCCATAAGACCAAAAGCGCCACCAAAACCTTGTGCTAGTGTGGCTTCCATGCCACCACTCATCATAGTTTGTGAGAAGGCATTACCAAACTGCAATTGTGCCGTCTGCTGTTGTAGTTGTCCGTAAGTTGCAGTTTCAGTCGGCATCATATTTGGATTTGTAACGCCAAGTGCCTGCCATCCACCCCATACCTGTTCTTGTGCCTGGGTGCGTAAAGCTTGTCTCTGATCCTCACGCATCCGAGTTGCTATCTCTTCTTCTGTTAGAGTACCACCATATTTCTGTGTAAGTTCTTCTGTAGTTGCAGCAGGAGAGACTTCGGGAAGCCCCATTACTTTACGAGAGGTATATCTAGCCCAATCAGCCTGTATGAGTGTATTTTGATATTCAGGAAGATTTGCTAATATATCTTGATACTCTTTCTGTAAATCACGAGCTGGAATTCTTACTTCTGTTTTATTTATGAATGGAACCCCTTGCCATGATGGTTGAGCAGCTTGCCACTCTTGAGCATTTGCCTTGAATTGTGCTATCTCTATTGCTGTTGGGGCTGGTGCAGTAGCAGTACCATATCCAGGCATATACTTATTGGGATATTCATTGCTCATTACTTGACCAAAGGTTTGTGGACCAGCTCCTAATCTCAAAGCTTCAGCTTGGTTATATGCTGCATTGGATAGCGGTTGCTGTCGAGTTGCTTGTTCACGAATTACATCTTCTCGAGACTTTCCATAACTAGGAACTGTATATGTTCTTTCTGGTGTAGGCTCGGGGAACCTAGGTGCAAATAATCCCAACTGCTGGAAACGTTTTGCCCCAATTTCGGTTTTAGTTATCTCAGATTGAGTTAGACCCTGAGCTTGTGTAAGCCAGTTCTGTATAGTTTGACCAACAGCTTGTTGTTGTTGCTCAAAGGTTCTACTAGGCGAGTAAGCTGCAAGCATTGCAGTTTGTTCATAGGGTATACCCTGGGCTATGCCAGTTGCAAGTATCGCACGAGAACCATAGTCACCCTCAGTAAGCATCATCTTATATTGATCTTGTAATCCCTGTGCTCCAACTAATCCCTCCATTGGTATATTAGGATACTGTGAAGCTTGTACTTGTTGATACATAGCCATATATTTATTGGTATCAATATTCCCTTCAACCCCTTCCTGTGCTAAGAAACCTCGTAGATCAGCACCACCACCTTCTTGATACTGACGCATCTTTCTAAGCATATCAACCATAGGAGTTTGACGTTCTTTATCTTGCATAAATCCATAGTTAGACCAATTAAATATTTGTTTGAAATCCCAGTATCCAGGTGTTGGATTAGCTCCTGAAGCTTCTTGAGATGCTAAAGTAATTGCGTTCTTTTCTGGTTGATTCTTAGCACCATAGATATTGATACCAGCCGAAACTACTCCGGCAGTGGCAGCTACAGCAGCTAGGGCAGGCCATGACACTGGTGTGCCAGCCATCCATCCTAAAGTAGCTACAAGACCACCAGCACCAATGCCAGCTTCACCCATACCAATAGCACCCTGAACACTTGGTTGCTCACGCATGATTTGAGCTTGTGTCTGCCTGATTTGTGACCAGCCTATACCGCCATATGTAGCAGCTGCGCGTTGGTATTGCTGTTCTGGATTTGCAAATGGTACTACACCACCAAAGCGCTTACCATATCCTTGCTGGACTGCTTGTTGTTCTTGAAGTTGCTCAGCATAACCCATCTGTGTAGGTTGCATGATAATGCCAGCAATAGACTTCAAATACATCAGACCAAAACCACCAAGTAAGCGTCTGGACATTTTGCCAACACCCTCGGTAGTTATACCTCTTCCCCCTTCACCCTCCGCTTCAGATACCGCTCCTTCTGCTGTAACCTCTCCTGCTTCTAATCTCTGTACTGCCTTTCTCGCAGTACCATATGCCTTCTCAGCAGCAGTTAGTTTTCTCTGTGCAGCATATATCTCTGAGGGTGTTTTACCAGAACCTTCAGCTTCGGCAGCTCTAACATCAGCTCTTGCTTCTGCAAGTGCCATTGTAGCTGTAGGAAGTATTTTCTGTTTAAGTAGAACTTCCTTCTCTTTCTCGTAGGCATAGGTATGCGCTTCTACAGATTTGGTTGCGTCATTTTGTACCTTTTGATACACTTCCATCAACCTTGAGGCTTCTCTGAGACCTTTATTGAATTTCTCCATATCCTCAGCAGAAACGGCACTCATTTTCTCTTTACTAAGACCATACACTTGCCCTATTTTATTCAATATAGTAGCTGTGTTAAGTGGTCCAGCTGCTTGATTATATAACTCCATTCCTTCAGCAGGAGCATTACCACTTCTAACAGCACCAAACTTCTGTTCTACAAATGGATCTGCAGGATTTAGACCTGTTGCAGCAATAACTTGATTGATATTAGGATCATTGGTTCGTACTTTTATATTAGCATTGAGAGCAGCCATTACAGATGAACTTACCTTAGAACCAGTCTGTATCAATCCTTGATACTTACGCCAAATATCAGTAGCCTTACCCCGATTAGCATTGAATCCTTCTTCCCATAATTGAGGAATATCTTTAGCTGATGCTTGCTCCGCAGTAGCTCCAGTAAGTGCACTTAACTCTTGCCTAAGATTCTTGTCTAAGTCCATGGCAGCTGGATTGGTTACCCAACCTGCTAAAGCGGTCATTCCCTTCTGGATTACTTGTCTTTGAGAAAACATATCAGGCGGAGAAGTATTAGCCCACTGATGAATCACATTGACAGTAGCCTGGCTACCGGGTCTCATAGCAGCTAGCTCTTCTACGCTCATATTCTCAAAGTCTCTACCACCTAATCCACTACCACCACGAGCTGAAAGCAAATTACCAGCAGTTGAGAGGTTTGAGATACCCTTACCTGTTTGTACCCATTCCCCTTTTTTGTTTTGCCTCATCATTGGGAATACATCAGCTCCACCCTGTGGAGGTTCTTGAAGTGGAGCGGTAGGTAACTGATCAACTGGAGGTGTAGGAGTTTGTGGTGGGGCCGTGGCTATAGTTGCTCCAACGCCACTTACTGGTGGCTGTCCTTGTACATTACCATACTTGGCAATTGTTTCACGAGCCTTAGTCTTTTGCTCGGTTGTTAATGGTCTAGCATCTATTTTCGCTCCTGTCATTTGCATTGATATACTACTAAGATCCTCGGGAATAGTTTGACCAGCATCTATACGAGCTGTTCTAATAGCCTGAACTCGATTAGCAATTTCAATATCAGATTTACCCTGAGCTGAGGCTGTGTATTCAACCCTACGTGCTTCAACCGTAGCCCGACTCTTTATTTTATATTCTTCTAGTAGGTCTGCACGTTGTTGTGAGTTTTCCGGAGCAACACTCCATGCCTCTCTAATACCTTTTGTTTCTTGTTCCATTTGCAATATTGTAGGTGATGGCTTATAAGGTTCAGGTTCGACAATAGGTGCTGCTGAAGCTTGTTTCTTGAGTATCGTTTCTTCACGTCTTCTCTGTCTACGTATACTGGTTAGATTCTTAAGCGGAATTTCAGTATTAGCCAATATCTCTCGACTAGCTTGATTTGCAGGCATAGCTATATCTTCTGTATGAAGAGTTGGATGACCAGCTATATAAGCATCAAGATTTTCTTGTTGCTCTCTGGTACTTACGCGTTTACCTTGTATTATATTGAGTAACCGATCGGCTTCAAGCTGACCTTTTACTATATCTTCATTTGCTGCCCATGGTGTGCCACTAAATTGAGAAGAAAAGTAGTTCAATAAACCAGAAGGTTCTTTGCCCTGACCTTCTAATCCAGTTCTAAAGTTTTCTACACCAGCAATTTGCTCAGGAGAAAAGTTAGCACTTATTCTCTGATAGTTTTCACCGAGTCTGGATGGTTGATTTCTAAGCATGGAATAGAGTATCTGTGATGTTTGCATGGGTGGTGATTGCCACAATCCTTGTACAGATTGCACCTTTCCATGAAACCATATAGGTTCATTCTGTATTTGTTGCATACTCAAGGAAGTTACACCTGTTTCTGGATTAGTCCAAGTACGCGCACCATGACCTAGCCAGCCCATACTCTTACCAAGCATTGATAGAGTAAGGGAAGTTACACCGATCGACATTGTTGGGTCGTTATTCTTATAGTAAGCTTCTGGTCCTACAATATCATTACCAGGCCCCCATAGTGCTGTTTGAATAGCACGTTGAGGATTCATTCCTGGTTGCTGAGCAAGGGTCTCCATTTTCGTCTGAAGAGCTGGAACATCTTCTTCTCGACTAGCTGTTAGATAGGAGGCTAAGTGATAAGATGGAGTAGACATACTAGCAATATCTTCTGCTATGGCACCAGTCATACGTCTGCCTATTGAATTACGAAGTAAACTTTGACCAGCTTCCCCCCAACCCTTAGAAGATTTGCCACCATACCAAAAGTTTGACCAACCTGCTGATGCTCGTTCTTTACCTGTCAATCTATATTCACCAGAAGGAGTAACACCGAAGATAGAAGTTTGTAGCATACTTTCAATGGCATTTGGACCACCACGTTGTTTCCATTTGCCTGTACTAGACTCTAGGTAGCCACGATAGAAGTACCCAAGCTCAGACTTAGCTTTATTAGTTTCCTTATCACTCCATCCTAAACCAGCAGCAGTAGACTCGAATAATTCAGCTGGTAAGTATGCTTGCCATGAACCCTTTACACCAGATTTAAGTACTGTTGAGGCCTCATTCCATAAATCAGAATATGGAACAGCAGCCTGGTATCGTGATCTCGTACCTGGTGCACCAGCCTCAATACCAGTAGAGCCACCAGGAATTGGCGCATTAGGATTTCTACCAAGCACTCTTTCTAGGAGTATATTCTTCATAGAGTCTGTAGCTTCTTTGGCAGTTTGATTGAACTCGTTGCCGGGAATAATACCCCTACCTCCTACCGTTGCTTGAAGAGCTTCATACTCTCTTACACGTTGTTTTGGTGTCATGGCAAAGTATTTGGTTAACTCAGTAAAGCCAGCTTCACCACCCTGAAGGAAGTTTAGTCCTTGAGGTCCAGCACTCATGACAGCTGCGATTGTGGCCGGATCAAAGTCGAAGTCGCCTCCAAATACACTTTGTCCAGCACCCATCTGGAATGTACCCGTAGTAAGTGGACTTCCTGGTGAGATTTGGTTACCTCGTATCATGGTGGATTGTGGGTAATTGATACCCATTTTAGCTAAACCTTCCTGAGTAAATACAGGCGCCATTAGTGCTCCACCCTCACGTATATCTGTTGGTGAACGTGCTACCATTCCAGGAAACCAATTATTTTCTGATAGCTGGCGTTTTGCAAGATCAATCCATCTAATACGTTTATTGGGGTCATTTGGATCTTCTATTTTAGAATTTGGTCCAAGACCAGCTTCTTTCATAGCAGGAGAATAGCGAGCTAATTGCCTAAGAGTGCTATCTATGGTCTGACGATTAACAGCTACACCACCATAGGGAAGGCCAGTGATAGCACCATAGCGCATATATTCAGCTTGAGCCAAATATCTTGAAGCAATATCACGCATAACACCACCACGCTTTGAGCTAAATGTAGTAGCCCTATGTTGGTAGATTTGACCAAGAGCATATTCTCCTTCAGTTGCTCCTTGATCTAGATTTGGTGTCATACCCTGCGCCATACCCTTTATAGCTGTAGGATAATAACTAGCCCATCTTGAAAGAGCTGTCTTTACATCCATATCTCCTTGAAAACCCACAGTACTAATAGACTGAATTGTGCTTGGTCTTTCTAACCAAACCTTAGATTTCGGGTCGTAAAGAGGGCCTTCGCCACCAATAAGTTTATCTAGTTCTCCTAAATCTGTACCACCCCATCCAAGTATTTGTCCTCTTACGTTTTCGTCAAGCTCTGTATATTTGAAGGGTGGTGTATTTATGTTAGTCTCAGATGACAATAAGGATGAAACTTCTCCAACCTCACGCCAGGCTCGAATATCCTTGGGTGTGTATCCTGTAGGAGACTCACCACCAATATATTTTTGTTTTACTCCGAGACCAAGCATATCGGCGGTTTGAGGATATACAGCATTTAGAGCAGCAATTGTTTCATAATTCAGTCGTACATTTCTTCCCATGTGTTCAGCTACTAAAGGGGCTACCATTGTACCAAATGCAGCTGGCCCCCCTGTTTTCCAGTTGTAGATAGGCTCACCCTTGGGGAATTGTGAGCTAACTTGACCACGCAGATTAGTTGGTTCCCATTGCATAAATCGTTCCGATATTTGCGTAGGACTCTTGCCATAGATTTGTCGAAAAGCTCTTCGACCAGTTGATGTGGTAATATCAATCTGATTAGTTTCTTGCTGTTGCTGGATAAGACTTTGCATAATAGAACGCTGCCAGCTATAACGATCACCCCAACCCATTAGACCCTGATTGACCATATTGGGAGCATCGGGCCGTTCTGGAACCTTACCTAAATACTCGAACCTTTGTAGTTGTTCTCTCGGTGGTAATGCCTCAACATTTTGACGCATAGCACCATACATTTGATTAGCAGATACTTCCCATTGATATGGTTGATTTGTCCACTTAGCATATATCTGCCCCATCATTTCAGATTGTGGTAACCCTGTAGCTGCAAGTGCTTGACCATGATAATTAAAAGCTGTTCCTTGTGTCTGGTTGAAGCGTAAGTATCGGCGCAATCCTTCTGCTAGTTGTGGGTTTGTTTCCCCAAAAGTAGATACAAGTTTCTCTCTTACAGTTGGTGTAGCAGCTAGGAAGTGACCCATCATCCGATCATCAGGAAGTTTTAGCGAGTTAGTTATACCGTATATCTGTCGTTCTACCTCAGTTTGTTGGTCAAGCATAATACGGATACGCTGATCATAATCACCTTTCTTCTGAGTGGTTATTGGAAGCAGAGGCCCTTTTACTATACCTTTAGCAGATACAGCGGTTTCAGTCGTAATAGGAATTTGAAATTGAGTCTCACCTGATGTACCAGTATTTACAACTCCACCACCACCCTGCATAAATTTTTGTGCAATTTGACCAGCAAGTACATTTTGTTGAATATCAGTTGGTTGTTTACCTCCCTCATGCATACCAGATAATCCTACACCTGTGCTTGGACTCCAAAAACTAGCAACAGAAAGTTGTGGTTTCCCTGTAAAGAAGATAGGACGCTCGGTAGAATATCTCAAAGGTACAGTTTGTGGAATGTTCTCCGCATTAGTGTATTTCAATAAACCTAATATAGCTGAAGAATGTGCTTCCATTCCTGCAGGTAGCTCGTTACTAGTTCTTTCAAATGTAGACGGTGCGCCAGCCTCGCCTGGAGTCTCTTTGTATTGTCCAAACTCCCACTCAGCATTAGCTAATTGACTCATAGATAGATTGGGAATATCAGGTTCTATTCTTGTAGCAGCCCCGGCAGCTATTATTCCTTGTTTCTTGAGAAAATCTACATAAGTAAAATTGCCACCAGAATAAGGTCCTTCTCTAAACAAAGTTGCTGGTTGAACATAACCAACTAGAGGCTGATTGGTACCAGGAGGAGCGCCAAGGATACGATAACCAGCTCTGTAGGGAGCTTTCATACTTTCGGTATCTATTTTGCCAGTTTCATAATTTACACCTAATGGAAGTGGTGCAGCCTTTATTGGTCGGCCTTCATCATTTAGTCGTATCATATCTGCTTCTGGTCGAGCAACTGGTCTAATACGTAAACGTTTGATTATGTTTCCAGCATCTTTACCAGGAGCAACAATAGTTTCATCTGGACCTTCATACCCAAATAGAGCTAAACGCATACGGCTTTGTTCATCAAGAATAGGAGCGTAACCATATCCTTTAGCCCATTGCATTTGCTCAGAAGTAGCTATACCCATTTTGGTTGCAGCTCGTCCACCAACAATTTGATTGTAGATGTTCTGCAAAACTGCTCCCTGATCTTTTAGAGCAGGGTTGATACTAACAGCAATACGATTAGCAAAAGCAGCCTGTCCATATTCAGTTTCTTCGGGACCTATCCACTCCATACCGCCAGCTATAGGATATTGTTGCATTGCTTCACCGAAGGGAGTCCCGGGCGATCCGATACGATTTCCCTTTGCAAGTAATGCAGTAAATCTATTACTAGGATTTCTCTCATATTTAGCCATTTCAGGACTAAAGGTTGCTCTAACATATTGAGAGAAAGCTTCCATAGGAGAACGTATTTGTGTACCCCCAGGTACCCCAAGTTGATTAACTATAATTTCAGGGCTAATAACACCATGCCATCCTGATGGATTAAAAAGATTGACTGAGGCGCCAAAGGGAGTATTGTAACCAGGAGTTAGATCTGTTACTAAGGCTGGACCTTTAGCTCCTTTTCTACCAACCTGAGAAATAGACAGACGTAGAGCACCAGCTTCAGTTTGAGTATAGTCTATGGCATATCTATTGGGGCCACCAAGTGTAGTTCTTAGAGATGTTTCAAGACTAGCTTGAAATGCCTCCATACTTGGGGGTGCATAAGGATTACGGCCACGTCTTGGAGCGGTTGGATATACCCAATTTCCTCCAGTTGGATTATTCGGGGGCTGATTACTATCTGGGGGTATTCCATGCCCCGTAGTTGGACCCCTACCCACTAGAGCTGGATTGGTTGGCTTTCCAGTTAATTCAAGCTTCGACTTTATAGCAGAACCAGTTACAGCAGGAGAGGTTGTCTGTGGAATTTCGCCAGGTTTATTAGGTGATTTCCATCCCTGGATAGGTATTGTTGCGCCTTTGGTTGCAACTACATTCTGGTCAGCAGTTAATTGATTGCGTCTTTGTAGCTCAGTGGATATATCTTGGTATCTTTTGAATAACGCCGGATCGTTGCTAGAAGTAAACCCTATGCTCTGCATAGAAGCTTGTGCAACTTTGAATAATGCCTCTAAGTCACCCAAAGGCATGTTAGCAAAATTGGTTTCATCTACCATAATAGCCTCATTTCACCATACTAAAAGTATTGACAACTTCACGCACAATAGAAATTTCTTCAAGCCATAGATGAGGCTGATCTATCAGACCTCCTGCTACCAAGGGTAGATTTAGTGCCTGGCATTTCTCCCAAAGGACTAATGCCTCTGGCTTATCCGGTATCTTGACTGTTGAGGCGAGATGTGGCTGAGACTCACTCAGCATCTTTAGCTCAGAGATAGCACCATAATATTCATATAGTGCCTCCCGCAATGCCTCTATTCCCTGAGCTACACTGCTTCCCCCTGTGGTCCACCCCACAAGAGATTTACATCATGTATCTTCTCAACAATCTCTTCTGCAATATCTGGAAATAATTGACCCCAGGCTTCGTCAAATTGTTGCTTGCTCATAGCAAGTTCAGGATGACCCTCCTTACCAGATCGGCTTGTGAATAAAATCTTATCATCTGGACCCATGATATTGCACTCTACCATTGTCATACGAGCTTCTTCTCGATATACCTCAACCATTGAAACTTCTTGGACAAGATGAATATCATTAGGATCATCTGCTGTATTCCATTGACGCTCAAGACGTTTGAATAAGTCTTGTCGTCTTTGGTGTTCATGTTGTCGTGCCTGTTTAATAGTAACGGTTGTTGTTTCACCTTCATTACCATATTTCAAATCAGCACGAGTGAGTTCAAATGTTTTATAAATAGGTGAGAGTAATTTAATAGGCATAGCATCTCCTAAATGGTATTTATACAGGATATGACCGCGCCTGTAGTCGCGTCTAAGATAGTTATGTAGATGAAACCGCAAGAGCAAGTGGTTATATAAACTTCGATATATTCCATGTTTCACTCAATAACCTCCACACTGTGGAGGTGAGGGTGAGAGGTAACTCCCACCCTATCACCTCGATGTGGTTTAGGTTGACACTACTACTGGACTTAGGTAGGCCAGGTATATGCTGTAGTGTTGTTACCAATCCAAATCTCCGCATACGTACCAGTACCCGCAATAGCAGTGCCAGTTACACGGAGCATCACAGCCTGTCCACCAGCTAAACGAATACCACCCTGAACTTGGTACATAACGTTAGCTGCCTTGATACGGATACCATAGGGTTTTGTGGTCGTTCCACAAAGAACACTGGATTGTGCCACAATGTCAAGATCATCAACAAAGGGCGTTGGCACCCATTTCGTGCCTGTAGTCGTTCCGGTTAAGATAGCGCGGTATAGTTCAGGGTCACGCCACTTGAGAACCATATCAACAGTCATCTGTCGACCAATGATAGTAACATCCTCAAGGAAAGGACTACCGAATACCTTTTCCTGCCGAATATCGAGTGGAGCGTTCTGCAGGGTTACGGTTGCTTGAACAACAGGAAGATCACCAGAGCCTAAGCCTGGTACCTGTAAATACCCACCAGCCACGGAGCCGATTGGGATGGACTCGTAATCTTCGTACTCGGTATTTTCGTAGGTAGTATTCCAGTCAGGATCACTTTCGAATTGCGTGAAAGTAGTCTCGTCTGTACCACCAAGACCGAGAACATCGACACGAGCATTGATAAGCCCGTCATTGGGCAATGCAAGGGTCAAAGCAACGATTTTACAATCTCTAAAGGTTTCACCTAAAGAGTTTGCGTCATCTCCACCACCTGGGGTATATTTACGGAAACTCATCCATGGTACATAACCTGCATCGGTTGCGAAAAGGAACTGGTGAGCGTACATACCAGTAACAGTCGCACCTAATACGTCTTTGTTGCTGGAAGTATTCACAGCACCCAAAGCACCATAGAGTAGCCACCCGAGAGTACTTTCCAAGCGGGGATTAATTAGAGCACCACCAGTTGCCATCACGCCAGCGCGGTAGGGAATGGTAGGTGTTGGAATACCACCCACTTCGGGTGGACCCAAACGGTCATCTGAAACAGTTGCTAGATCAACATCAGATGCACGATGCTTGAAGAAATCGGTTGCAATTGTACCCTTAGCTTCCTGAGGCCCAAAAGCGAAAACACCAGCTTGAGCAGTAATAGCCATACAAACCTCCTAGGGTCGCCAAGTTAAGATACGCCAGTAGAGTTTGCCACGCCAAATAAACTTGTCTTTACCACCACTCTCAAAGAATGTGGCACCTTCAAGTATTAGGGTTGACGCAACACCCTCTCCATAGTCGTCTTGGAGGTTACCCAAATTGTAATCTTCTACATTCTTGAGTAACCTACCGTAAAAGTCATAGGCATATTGCATAGCTACTTCTTCGTTGAAGTTTTGGCGCACAAAGAAGGCTTGAAAGTTTATTGTTCCACGCCTCCACCAATAAGAACCACCACCAAGTTCACCTACAGGAAGGTTCTTGATACCGAAGTTCTCTTGATTTGGATTGTCAATGCGAGCATCAATGTATTTTGGATCTTCGTAGTCACCGCCAGATATTGATACTGACACGTTCTTATTTAGAGGATTATCCTGAAATCGGCCCACTTTTACCAGAATCGCCTGTGTTGGATTTGTGTCTGGCACTTCTTCTACCATTGTGGTATCAAGGTGCAGCCTTAGAGCCATTAGTATCATAGGCACTATCTGTGTGGGAACATCCTCGTTGAAAATCTGTTGGTCGGTCATTACTTAACCGCCTTCTGATGTTTGGGGTGACGACTCATTTCACGCTGGAATAAGTCCAGCAAGTACAACATTGTTTTCTGCATTGGGTTATGTTCCGGAGTGCCACTGTCGATACGAGTACCAAATTGTCTTATCTCTGATGCCCCTACAGCACTAGGGAGTAAACAATAAGCAGCACCATAAAGAGCGATACCAATAGTAGCCCTCTCAGGAGGTTCCATAATGGTTGTCTTTTCAGTAGAGGTTGTTGGCTTATTCCAATGCGCCAAGTAGTAGACCGTATAGATTTGCCCTGTATTCAATGCTTTGGAAAATGTTATTGAGCCTTCAGGGTATTCCATCCAGTCATTGATATTCTCGGACCGTATTCCTATATGTTGTCCAGGTAATAGAAATGATCTTGGTAGAACCTCGCCATCATTATTTATAACAGCCTCAACCTCATAGGTATGCTCAGGAAGAGTAAAGGTTACTGAGTTTTCACTGCCTACGATCGTGACTGTTTCTGTCTTAGGTACCCAAGGAAGAATGGCATCAAACGCCATGTTGATAGAATCTATCACCAGTTCGTTTGTATAACCAGTTCCATCAGGGCTTCCCAAGAGCCTATATATCTGATTGCGAAGTTCTTCCAAGGTAGCCATTACTGATTTACCTTATTGCCCTTCACGCGGGTTGTACCAGCCGAGAATACGACTTCGAATACTTCAGGAGCATAGTCTTGGTATCCCATGTAAGCATCCCATGAGAACCGTTGAACCATCTCGAAGTCATCAACCGGGGGTGGCGCATGGAAGCGAGGAGGAGCTGCAACACCGGACACAATGCCATTAGGTCCACCAACAAAGATAGACGCATGTACATTGGTGCCTTTGGAGATATAACCGAACACACCAGGTGATACGGCAGTTGCCATATCAATCATGATGGGTTGGTCTAAGACCAAACGATCGGGGGTTGTTAGCTTCTGTACGATACGGCGGTTGCACATAGTGCCTTCGAAGGGATTAACTCCATTCGTAACATCGTATGCGCTCGTACGACCAAGATGGATACTGACAATATCGTTAACTGCGATATTGGCGATTGAGCCAGTACCAAAGGCGCCAGGAGTGATGTAGTTCACGATACCATTACTTTCCTGACCAACCTGCCAGACACCATCAACTTTAGTTGTTGAAGGATCAGGAGCACCATCACCAGCATGAACAGCTACAGCAATTGGAGCCTGAGCAATAAGTTCGCCACAGTTCCAAAGCACCAGCTTAGGTGATTGGACAAAGCGTACGTTCTTATAGGATCCAACTTCGTACTTGATTAGAGAAGGTAGACCTTGATACTGATTGACGGAAATCCACTCGCCACCTGTGGCAGATTGAATGTCATAGATAACTGAAGGACTGGTATAGCAGACAATGCTATTGGCTGCACCAGACTCACCCATGGCGCTTGCAACACCACGTAATGACATACCAAGCCAGATTTCCATAGCAACTTTAATATCAAATAGATCAGTCGATGCCAGATCTCCAAAAGATACATTAGAGGAACCTTGATACAGGACATAGCCTGAGTCAAGAGCACCTTTGATATAAGCATTACGAGCCAAGAGGTCCATAACGTCAATCATGTGTTGCCCGAGAGCACCCTTCATGATACGTCTGATACCTTCTGAACCGTTCTGCTTCCAGTAAGTCACCATATCGTCATAGACGGTATAGGCGACCTTTCCACCATAACGAGAGAACGTAATCTCGCATTGGCGGGAGTCGATATGGGAAGCTGGCATCCAGATTTGGCGCACAGCTAAAGCTGTGTAATCGGGATGGGGATCAAGCAACTGTGAGAGCACCATCTTGGTAGCTCGTACGTCACCCAGGTTCTTGGTGAACTGGATGGTAGGGGTAAACAGTGCTTTTTGACGGAATAGCGCAATTAGATCGGGGTCGTACCAGGTGCGCTGATTCTTGTCGATGGCTTCCCAAGGATTATCGGTGTAATAAAGATCGAAATCACCTGTTGCCATATTTCACCTCAATACTAAGATTTGTTTTGCATAAGAGTCACGTATTTCTTACGTGCTTCTTCGAACTCGGCTTCCTTACCTGCTATACCAGCGAGGCTAGTCACCCTGTGGTATAAAGCTTCTTCTTCAGATTCAGTAGCCATTTCCTGTTTGCCTTTCGGCTGCGGTGGAGTCGCACCAGACATAACGGTTTTGACTCTTGCTTGGACAGCTTCTTCAATGTCCGTTGCAAAGATTGTCGCATTTTGTTTGAAAGTTTCGTCGTCCTCCGCTTTAGGAATGTACTTCGAAAGCTTACCCAGGTGAGAAAACTCGTTGACAATAATTGCTTGTTGGGAAAGGGTTTTCTGCATTGCATCTCGCTCAGATTTAACTTGGTTCAACTGTGCTTCCAAGTCAGTCTTGGCTTTCTCAGCAACAGCTTTCTGTGCAGCTGTAGTCGTACTAGATGTACGTACTTCTTCAATGTCTACTATTGCTTTGTCAAGTTTCTCTTGGAGTTCCACAATTGTTGAGTCTTTCTTCGCGGCTGTCTTTTGCAACCCTTTATAACGGGCTTCCCAATCCTCCCCGCCAGAGGTAGATGACTGTTGAGATTTAGAGTCCGTAACCTGGTCTTTGGGATCAGGGGTCGGAGTATCTTTCTTCTCAAGGTCCGTTTGGTCTGTCATTTTAATTACTCCATATTAGAAGATTTATAGTGAAACGTGAACCCCACCGACTTGGAACATTTCGGCTAGTTCATAATACTCAACGATAATTTTGAGTTCGCCATTGGTTACAGTGTGACCAGTTACTTCAAAGGCCATGTTATCTGCCTGAGTGAAGAAGTAACCCGTGTTGAATATCGCAAAATTGCCTACGGTATCAGCAGTAAAATCTGTTCCAGTAACAAACTCACTAGTATCACCGTCAAGTCCGATGACGATTGTCGCGTCTGTCGATGCCGACACTTCAGTAATTACAGCAGTGATTTTGCTCAGAAAGGCTTGAGCAGGCATAGCCATGAAGGTCTCAGCTGCCGAGCCACTTAGAGCTTTCTCTACTGTAATCACTTTCGGAACATAGGATAGACCCGAAATATCACCTGGATTGAAATGTCCTGCATAGCGGATCTTAGGTTGCCCTGCTGTCAGAGACATAATGACCTCCTGTGAATATGAGAAAGGATAAAGCGCGAACCTAAACAGTTGCGCCTCATGGTCATTGTTATTGGAATTGGATGGGAGTGGTCAATCTACATAGAAATAGTAATAGTTTCCCCGTTGTAATAACTGTTTTAGATCAACCATCCTTATTATATACTATTTTCCACTCTCCTGCAACATAAACCTCCACATTGTGGAGGCCAGAAAGGTGGTATTCTTCGAGGAATGTGCCATTGAAATTGCTTTGGAAACGATGCTCACCATTGATAGTATAGTATAACAAGAATGAGCCATTGAAATAGATAAGGTTGTCATATTCACCCCTAAGATATACACTAGAAGATGAACGTGCTTCTTCTCCTAAGCCTTGTGTATAAGCTGATTGCGAGCTTTGTGCAACGTCCTCGCAGCGCATGTAGACTGACTTAGAGCTTTCTGCAGTGATCGCACCTCTAATGTATGCTGTTTGTGAAGAGCGTACTTCTGTTCCTTGTAGGAAAGCTCCCTTACTACTGATTGCCTTGGAGGAGGCTTGTAGATAGGAGGCCAAGGAACTACTTGATATGTTCCTTCCAGCCATGTATCCGTGGACCACACTGACCAGGTGGTTTGACCCTCTCAGGTATCCGGGATGGGAAGAAGATGATACATTAGAGCCTCGAAGGAAGGATGATGTTTGAGCATTAGCATAAGCTTTACCTTTAGTGTATGCTTGGTGTGAAGCAATAGGATTGATACTACCTTTAAGATGGGCACTAGAAGAAGATCTAATACCACCACTTAAGTATGCAGATTGTAAGGAATTACCTAACGATTTGCCTACAAGATATGCCCGAGCACTACTAGCATTTGGGAGATAGCCCTTTATGTAAGCTGTAACTACTAATCTAGCTTTGCCATCACCGTAAAGATATACACCAACTCTTGATAGGCTATTATCCTTCCCTTGTATAAATGCAGATTTACTATTTATATCGAATAATCGACCTAAAATGTATACTATCTGTTGTGCTAGTGCATAAGCTTTACCAACTATAAAGGCTATATGACTTGAGATACCACTAGTTTGACCATGTAAATATACAGGTTGTTGAGTTATAGTCTGGCCAGACTTACCACTAATAAAAGCTGTTTTACTAGTTACTGTACTATCTCGCCCTCGTAAGTAGACAGACGTTGTATCTTGAACTTCTTCTTGCCCCTTGATATATCCTTGCAAACTGTGAAGTGCAGACTGTCTACCTGAAATAAATGCCCATAGAGAGTCTTGTATTTCTTGACTACCTCTACTATAAGCGTATATGTACGATATTGCATAATCAAGCCCTTTGGTATAGGCGCTTTGAAGTATATTGACATCTGTACTACCTCTAATATAAACACTAATATTTGAGAGTATCTGCCCAATAATAAACGCAGTTTTATTGCTTACTACATTAGCCCTACCAGTTAGGAAGGCTATTACTGAGCTTACATTAGTCAAATAACCTTGAACATAAACAGGAATTTGACTAGCTGTAGTATTATGTCCTTTTAGGAAGGCAGACCTTGTTGAAGTTTGAGTTATCCCACCAACCAAGAAACCATTAGTAGATGTATTGGCTAATGCTTGACCGTGAGTGCTAGCAGGCGTTGAGTTCTGAATGGAAGAAGAGCCCCGGAGGTATCCTTGCTGATTGTCAATGACAATACTCTGACCTCGAAGGTATGATCCAATGCTATGAGTTGTTTCCGAGTTACCTTTAGTAAAAGCGTGTAGGTTCGATAAGTTAGTATCCAACCCACTTGCAAGGGCGTGGATAGTAGATTGTCCATAGTCTTGTCCTTTTAGGTAAGAGGGTAAATAACCGGATGAGATTTCCCTTCCCTGTAGGAAAGCAGTGTTACTAGAAATAGTAGAACTCTCTCCAACTAGGTAAGCATGAGTATTTGTTGTTGATAAAGTACCTAATTCACCAGGAACAATAAAGGTAATAAAAGTAACTGCTGGATCTGCATTTCCTGTAGCTACAAGATAGACTGGAACCTGGGATGATATTTCTGTTCCTGATGGAATACCCGCAAGATAACCAGACTTATTAGAACTGGCGACTGTTGATCCCCTAATGTATGCTGGTTTAGAGTCAGCAGTAGATAACCACCCTTTGATGTATCCAAGTATAGAAGAGATTGTTGATAGCCATCCGTGAATGTATGAGGTATGATTTGATTGCCCATAACCCGCACCTCCTAATAAATATGTGGGATTACTGGAAAGATCAGATGACTTCCCTTGTATAAAAGCAGAAGAGGAGTTAGCAACTTGAATACTGCCACGTAGATAAGCGGGTTTGGAAACAAGATCAGTAGACAATCCATTGAGGTACACTGATCTACTGTCTAGTAAGGTGGATTGCCCTTTCAGATATACAGCATTGCTTATTACTATATCTGCCTTCCCATTTAGGTATGTGGGCTTAGAACTAACTCCACTAGATTGCCCTTGCAAATAAGCAAGGGTTTGTGCAACTACTGTAGAACTACCTTTTAGATATGCTGATTTGCTTGAAGTAGAAGTGATACCACCCTTTAGAAAAGCGAATTTATTGGCTACTGTTGTACTGCTACCGCTGAGATATGACGCTTTACTCTCTAGTGTTGTAGATGAACCCTTTAGATATGCAGCCTTACTAGAGGGCGTAGGTACAATACCACCACATAAATAGGCGAGTCTACTTCCTACATGAGTAGAAAGACCAGCAATATAACCAGACTTGCGACTGGCAACTGCCGTATCATTTAGCTGAAGTAGAACAAGCTCGCCAACAGGCATCTAATCCTCCTAGATAGCCCAAATCTCATAACTTATGGCGCCCCTAGCATCATCGGTAGTAGTGTTGTTAGGACCACCATATTTTAGACCTGTGGAAGCCACAACTGTCTCAACTCCGTAAGCTGCATCCCATGTATAACTAGCGTCAGGAGTAAGACCAGTAACGATTGCCTCGCTTTCTAATGTAAGTAGTGCTGTGGCTACCGCAGTAGTCTTTAGACCACCAATAGGAGTTGTTCTAGCTCTAACTGTTGAGCCATCTAGTACCCCAAATAGCACTTGTGGAAAGGTAGTTGCACCATGCACAGGGCATCTAATTCTAACTAACACATTACCAGAACTAGGGGCTGTAAACGTGATACGTAGATTAGTAGTATCAAAAGCTGTCATAGCTAAAGCAGAAGTCGTGACTTTAGATACAG